ACTATGCCAGTAGCGGTGCTGGATGAGGCCGAGGTCGATGGCGACAAAGAAATAAATGAAGCCGACCGAGGCGATAAGGGCGCTGGAGGTCATCGGCGCGCTTTGGCGGTCTTGGCGGATGCCCGAAATGCTTTGGCGGTCGGAGCGCCAGCGGAACCGGGTTTGCGCATCTTCTCGCCGCTTCCGGCGGCGATGCGGGCTTTTTTGGCGTGTATGTTGGCGTATAGTCCTGCGGGTTTTTTCATAAATTATTCTTCTTCGTTGTTTCCGTAGCGGATGGCCCAGGCGAACATGCCGCCGTAGGCTGCTAGGGCGCCGAGCACTATGCCTGCGGCGAGGCCGATGAGGATGTAGCCGGCGGCGGTCACTCGTGGACGCGCCTCCACTTGTCTTTCCACATCGACCTCGCCATCGTGGCGGACTTCTCGGCGACTGCTTCTTCGCTCATGTCAGGGCAGACATGGTGGAGCAGCTCATGCAGAACCGTGTCTAGCTCGTCCGCGCCGGATTGGCGGGGATCGATGTAGACTTTGCCGTCGCCCAAGGTCATGCCGTCCGCTTTTTCGCGGCCGAGCTTCTTGCGGACGATGGCGATGGTTCTGCGTGGGGGCATTTAGGCGGCTTTCTTCGCCATGAGCTGGACGTAGTGGAGGTTGAGACGCGCTTGGAAGACCTTCCAGAACGGCTCGGCTGAGAACATCCAAGCGACCTCGAAATCGTCCGGCGACTCCTTGCCGATGCGGACGATGCCGCGGCGTTGGACTTTCATGTCCGGGCGGTTCTCGTTCCAGAGTTGCTCGTAGCCAGCGAGCTGCACCTTGTGCGCGCCGACAATGGCTTTGGATGTCTTCCAGTCGAGGAGGACGATCTTGCCGTCGCGGTCGCGGGACGGTGCATCAATGGTGCCGCCGAAGAGGAACTCTTCGGAGACGAGCTGCACCTCCGGCTCGATGACGGTGAAGCCTTCGCTGTCCCACCAGCGGCGGAAGTTGTTGTAGGCGATGGTGGCCTTCTCAACGTCTGCCGGGGAGAACTCCGAGAGGTCGGCAACGTGGTTGTGGAGAAAACACTCGATGAGGAAGTGGGCGATGGTCCCGATGTCGGCGGCCTTGTCGCGGACCTTGCGGTAATCCTGGCCTTCCATGCCGAGCTTCCAAGCCCAGTGAATCAGCCCGCTGCTGTCCTCGCCGATCTTGGCGATGGTGCTGGCGCCGGGAACATCGGTGCCGTCTTTGAGCGGATACTTTTGATGGGCGCGGGTCTTCTCAAGGCGGACGATTTTGCGTCCGTCCTCGGTGAAGCGATCTGGCTCGGCGGGCTTGGTGGCTTTGCTAGGGGAGCGGCGTTTTGCCGCCCCCCTTTTGACTGTGGTGTTTTTTGCTGGCATGACGGTTACCAGCTAATTTCTTCGTCGTCGGTGCCGGTTTTGCGAGACTCAGGCTTGGCTTCGCTCACGTCGAAGCCGTAGGACACGGCGCTGCCGCCGTCGCCCCAGGTGACAGGGTCATGCACCATGACAGCCTTGGGCTGCAGCGTGATGCCGGCGCCGAGCGTGCCCGTGTACCAGCAGTAGGGCACGACCGCGACTTGGATCTTGCTGCCGCCGCCGATGTTGTCGGTGATGATGTCGCCGGAGGCGTTGAAGAGCTTCGGCGCGCGGCTGTAGGTCTCACCGGCTTTGTCTTTGCCCACAGCTTTGACCTTGAGCTTCAACTGGACGAGACCGTCGTTCTCCTCCCACGGCGCGGCGTGGAGCTTGATCTTGTCCTTCTTCAGCTCGGCTTTCTTCTCGGCGACGAACGCAGAGAAAAGCTCCTCGGCTTGTTTGATGAACGGCTCGGCTTCCTCGGCGGTTAGCTCAAGGTTGACTTTGAACACTCCCACGTCGTCGAACTTGGTGTCGGGACGGTTGAGGTGAGGGTAGCGGGCGATGCCCACGGGTGTGGTTAGGGTTTTATTTGGCATGGTTATGCGTTGGTTGGTTGTGTTTTTGGTTGGATAGGAAAGTCGGAGTGACGCAGGAGTTCGCAGAAGTCCTCCATGGTCAGCGTGACCAGCATGCGGCAGTGGTCTTTGCGGTGGATGACGGCGCAGTGTTTGCGTCCGCAGTCGCGGTAGGCTTGCGCGATGGCGGCGTCTAGGTCGAAGCGGGCGCGGCCGTGGCGTTTGCACTCGAAGTGCCAACCCGGCAAGCAGGGCACGATCACGTCGGGCGCAGAAACTCCCCATTGTCCCTGGCTGACCTGCGCGCCCCGCTTGGCCGGAAATCCTTCGGCGGTCAATGCCTTGGCGGCTTCGCGCTCGAAGCTGGCGCCTTTCTGGCGGGAGTTGATCATTCGTTCAGCGCCTCCCATAATTTCGGCGATGGTGCGTAAACCGAGCCATCGCTGTCGCTGGTGCGGCCAACTGGTGCGGTGCCTTCAAAGCGGGTGAGGCTCGGACGCCATGTGAGGTTAAGCGTGCCGGTGCGGCCGGCGCGGTGCTTGGCCACGATCAGCTCGGCGTCTTGGACTTCCGGTTCCTCGTCTTGCACGGCGTAGTAGGCGGGACGGTGGATCAAGCAAACGATGTCGCTGTCTTGCTCGATGCTCCCGGATTCGCGGAGGTCGCTAAGTTTCGGGCGGTTGTCGCTGCGCTGTTCGGCTTGTCGGTTGACCTGGGCGGCGGCGACTACTGGAATGCCTAACTCCATGCTCATGGCTTTGAGGCCGCGGGAGACGAAGCCGACTTCGTTTTCGCGGGACTGGGCGCCGGAGTGTGAGACGAGCTGAAGGTAGTCAACAAAGATGCACTTCACGCCCCAGCGGCGAACGGCGAGGCGGGCGCGACCGCGGATGTCCAAGAGGGTGAGGCCACCGCGGTCATCAACGTAGAGCGGCTCGCTGGCGAACTGGGTGGCGGCGTCCATGATGCGGTGCTTGATGCTGGCGGTGAGGAAGCCGTTGCGGATGATCTCGGTGTTGGTCTCAGCGCGGCCGAGGACTACGCGGGCGGCGAGTTCGTTCGCCGGCATCTCAAGGCTGAAATAGACGACCGGCACTCCGCGGCGGGCCATGTTGTCGGCCATGTTGAGCATCAGTGCGGACTTACCCATGGCGGGGCGACCGGCAATGATGGTGAGCTGGCCTCCGCGGAGGCCGCCGGTGACTTGGTCGAAGTCGCGGATGCCGGTCTGCAGGCCGAGCTTTTTGCCGCCGGCCATGAGGCTCTCCAGCTCTTCAAGGAGACCGGGCACGATGGCGCTGGGGGCGCGCATGGAGTCGGTGGCGGTGGTGAGGGAAAGGCTGAGGACACTCTCGCCGGCTTGCTGCAGAACGCTGTCGGCATCGCTGGCCATGTCCTGGGCGGCGGCTTGCATGCTGACCGCGGAGTCGATAATGCGGCGGCGGGCGTGGAGGTCGCGCAATGTCTGCGCGTGGTATTCGACTGCGGCGGGACCGCCTGCGGAGTTGCCGAGCATCTCGGTGAGGGCGCCGGCGCCGCCGACCGAGTTGAGCTTGTGCGCGGCATCGATGCGCTGAGTCACGGCGATGACGTTGGGTGTGCCGCCGGACGCGCGGACCTCGGTGATGGTCTCGAAGACCAGCCGGTGCGCCGGCGTGAAGAACAGGTCAGGGTGGAGGCCGCTGACCTCATCGATGAGATTCGGCTCGGCCATGAGGCTGCCGAGCACGGCGCACTCGGTGGCGGGCGATTGGGGAACGGTGCGTTTCATTTAGGCGTGTCCTCCGTGGTCGTCGTCATTCCCCAGGGCCAGAAGGGTCACGATCATGAACGCGACCAGCAGGAGCTGAGTCGTTATGACAAAGACGCTGCTCACTGCGTTTCTCCTTCTTGCGGCGATACAGGTCCGCGCGCCACTTGAGCCAGCGGTCGGCGGCTTCGTCCACGGCGATGATGTCTTCGGCGATGTGTGGCCATTGTTGTCGGAGGAGTCGTTTGGTTTCAGCATTCATAGGTCGCCGGTGGGTGCTGCAGTGTGGCGGCCTGCGTCATCTGTTGGCAGATGTTGGCATATGTAGGCATGGCAATCAAGGGTTTTTGGGGAGGATGGGCCATTTTTTTAGATGGCCAAAATCGCGGGGTTCGGTGACGGAAGTCACCTCGCCGCACACGCCGCAGGGGTCTTCGTGCCAGGTCGAGACGTGGCCCTTGGGCATGCCGCGGCCGTGGGCTTCGCCGCAGGGGCGGCAGATCCAGGCGGGATACGGGAATTGCTCGCGGACCTTCTCCAAGATGTCGGAGAGCGAGTCTTCTTTGTGGAAGATCGCCTCGTAGTTGGCCCGGTAGCGGTCGCCGTTGACCGGCCGCGGGGCGTCGCCCTTGCCGGCGCTCACAGCTCCCAAGCCTCCCGCTTGACGCCGCATTCCTCCCAGAATTGCTTCCGGCAGTGCTCTTCCAGTTGCTCCATCTGCTCCATGGCGAGGTCGTCCTCCACGATGCGCTCAAGATCCCAGCTCATCGGCAGGTGTTTGACGCGGGCGCGGGCCTCGAGGCGGACCTCCCGCGGAACCCGCTTGATTTTGCCTGGCAGACAAAGATCAAGCAGGAACCGGCGGGCGGATGCGATGGCGCGGGCCTGCTCGCAGGGCGTGCTCATAGCGGCTGGGCAACCTCGAGCAGCGCCTCATGCTTGTCGTGAGCCACGTCCTCCGACAGCGCGGCGCACCGCTCCAAGACGCGCCGGAGGCGGTTGACGCGCTTGATGAGCTGCCGGTTCTCCGCCTGCAGGTCGGTGATCTCAGCGGTGTGCCGGCGGTCCGCATCGCGCATAAACTCTAGCTCCGCGGAGGAGTCGAAATTGTAGCCGAAGCCGACTTCGCCCACAACCAAGTCAGGGATCATGGTGCTCATTAGGCGGCCCTCCGTTGGCCGATGGCGGCGCGGCCGAAAAGCCACTCGCTGCGGCGGAAGTTGGCGCCGGTGATGAGTCCGCGCTTGGCGAGGAAGCGGTCGCAGGCTTTCTGGATGGCGGTGTGGCCGATCTTGGGCAGACCCGGAACGCCGGCCTCAATGTCGGTGATGCAGCCGTTTTTAAATTTCATTTGCGGGCCTCCTCGAGCTGAATGGCCAGTTGAGCGACCAGTGCGCGCAGGACCATGACGGTGCTGATGGCTTCGTCGGCGATCTGCTCGAGGTATTCGACGTTGACGTTGAGGTTGCTGGTTTTCGGCTTAACGGCAGCCGCCTTCTTGGTGGTTTTTGGCTTTTTCATGCGATGGGTGAATTATGGATTGGGGTGTAGGACATTGGCTGTACTAGGGGTCAAAGATTCTTGGGAATCTGCAGTTGCGACTTGGTCGAGCAGTTCCCAGTTGTCTGGGTCGCGGGCAGAAAGAGACCCAGGGTTGGCCCTGCGCTTTCTTAAATGTTCCGGCAGGTAAACGAAGCCGACGCGATTGCCTAGTTCCGCGCGCGTGTAAAAAACGAATTGATTTGTGTCTGCCAAATGCACGGCCAAAATGTCAAAGGCTGTTGCCGAATATGGCCGGCCCTGCTGGCAGCAGTTCACTTTATAGTACCAATGGTCGCCGCGAAAATGCTTTGTCCACCGAGCCAATTTTGTTTGCACAGAAACGGGCCGAAGCAGGTGCGGCCGCTTTACTATCGAATCAAGGTCTCTTCCCTTGCCGCGACCAGACGTGACGAGGTACCCCCGGAGGCGGGCGGCCATATCAAAAGCGTCCTCGCTAAAGTCACCCTTATCACAATTGTTTGGCAAAACGTGGTTTTCGGCCGGCACAATGATTCCACCCTCCGTCACCCCGGAGTGCTCCCCATCGGTTACCGCAAATAGCACCGGCTGCGTCACGCTGCGTTCTCCTTTGCGAACTGTTCGCGCATCTCGGCGAGGGATCGCTCGAGGGCGGTTTGTTTGGGTTGGCCTTGGGGTGGCAAAGTGACGAGCTTGGGCGCGGTGGCCGGAGCATCGATGAAGACGCCTCGCCAGCCGTGCTTCACGCTCTTGCGTAGGGCTTCGACGGCGGCGGCTTCGTTGACGGCGGCGAGGTCGTCTACGATGCGCTTGGCGGCGGTGGGCGTGAGCGGGGCTTTGATTTCGCGCCGGTGTTGGGCGAACTCGGCCCAGGCGCGGGTGAGGCCAGGGCCGTGGGGCAAGGGCAGGGACGATGGGTCGAATTTGGGAGCGGGGGCACGTTTGGGTTTCGGGGCTTCCTTTTCCGAAGAAGGTAGCGAAGGCGATGAAATCGCCGGAGCAGGCGCGTCAGCGCTTATTTCGGTTTTCTTTTGGTTCTTTTGGTTGGGGTGACGCTGCGTCACCATCGTTGGTGACGTGGCGTCATCATCATTGGTGACGCTGCGTCCTTGATGACGTGGCGTCCTTGATGACGCTGCGTCATCATGAATGGCGCTGGTCAGCAGCAGCCAGTCGCACGCCATGCGGCGGCCGTTCTCGATGCGAGTTGAGGCGATCAGCTTGATGATTCCTGCGGACTGCAGCCGCCCGAGCACGTCGCCGACCCGGCGGGTGCTGATGCCGGTCATCTCCGAGAGCTTGCCCTTTGAGGCGTAGCAATCGTAGGGATCGGCAAGGTCGGCCAAGGCCAGCAGCACCAGCTTGTCCATCGGCGCGAGCTTCTGCGGCCACGCCCATTTGCGAGCTGCGGTGCTCATTTGCGCCACCGGTTGCGGCGGATGCCGTCGCGGTTCTCAAAGACGAGGCGACCCTCAGTGTCGGCCTTGACGTACACGCATTTGATCCGCTCGCCGGCCGACCAGTCCGCGGCATTCTGCACTGAGCAGATCACCGGCTCGCTCCAGTCCGGCACTGAAACGTAGAGCAGGCGGGTGTTGGGGATCTTCTTGGGGAGAACGGCGCCGGTGACCTGGTCGCCGGGTTGGTAGCCAACCTGCTTGGCGACAGTCTCGGCGAGCTGCTGGTCGGTGACTGGGGCGGCTTTGAGGATGGCTTCGGGCTGGGCTTCTGGGGTGGGTTTGGGGGGCTTCTCTGTGGGTTGACTGACGGACTGACTTACGGTTGACTTTGCGGCGGTTAGGATGGATTTGATCATAGGTGTTTTTGCTAAAAATTTCGGGAGGTCGAAGCGGTCGGGGGTATTAGAGAAATTGATAACGACAGACCCCGGCCTCCCCTCCATAACACGATCCAATAACTCTCATGTGCAACAGCTCTACTCTGTTGTCGCATTAACGACTTGGTCGGTTTGCGGCTCATCTCTCGCTTTCCTCTGTCGAGCCAGTCTCAATCTCAATAGCAGCAGCCGGCAGTGCAGCGGCCTTTTGCGCCTCGCGTCCTTCTGGGCCGACCGATAAATCCACCCGTTCCGCCGTCACATCGATCACCTGCTCGCTCCTCAGTCCACGCACGAAGCTATTCCAAGCATCAGCCGCAGGTGCCATCACATGCTCGACACGCTGCGTTGCGCCGCCGCTCAACAGCTCTGCCTTCTCGCTTGCCACCGCCGACATGATGACCAAGCCGTGGTCCTTCATATCTGGCACGCGATCAAGCAGTTCCGCGGTGCCCACAGCTGCGAGGGTTTTCCAATTGTTAGCTGCCGTCTGACGCGCCTTCTCAAGCGCCTCGGGCCGGTTTCGGATCAGCGCAATGATCGTGTGGTAGGACGTGTTGAAGGCTCGAGCGATGCGCGTGGCCGGCATGCCGCTGACATGCGCTGACAGAATCTCAGCGACCTTGCCCGGAGGCACGTCTTCGCCGGTGTGGCCCTGAACGCTGACTAGCTCCTTGCCTGCATCATCCTTGATGATCTTGACTCGGTGTCCGCCAGCCTTGGGCTTTGATCGTGTTTTAGGTCTCGCCATAAATCATTCCTCCGCATCTCCACGCAGCACGGCCGGACGCACCCAATTCGGGTCATTCTCGCCACCTTCACGCCCGCTCAATAAAAGCGGCTCCTGCGCGATTTTAACGCCCTTGCTATGGGCTGAGATCTCGTTAAGCGCGCGGGTCAGACTCCGCACTACGCTTCTGGCCTTGGTCGCCGTGCAATCCATGGCCCAGGCCGTCAAATGTCCGCCCTGCCAAGACCGGAGGTAAGGCCGAGCGCCCTTGATTGTGCGCAGCAGTGCGGACAGCTTCGGCTCCCGGCTTTGGAACAACCACCGCTTGCCGCCGACATTCCAATAGCACAGCGCCGCGGGATAACGCGGTAGGCCGGTCTTGGGGTTGATAGTGTTGGTAGTCATCTCAACCTCTCCCGGTAAGACTGCGTAAGGTCATCCCACTCAAACCCACGCGGCGCCGTCAGCCGCATCCACGAGTCCCGCAGCGCATACCAGCCCTCGAGCTTGTAGTTGTACTCCCAGCTCGCCGGCGCGTTGTGCGGCGCGGTCGCCCGCCAAGACGCCGCGGAGCAGCCTGCGAAGAGGCTGCAGGCGGCAAGCATGGCGAGCGCGCGGATCACTTGCGCTTCCTCCAAATCCTCTCAGCCACCGCCAACATGGCAGCCGCCGGCAAACACGGCCGGTCGCCGTGATACACCTTGGCGCCGGCTTTCTCGTTGTCCCGCGCGGCGAGCCATTGTGTGACCATGTCAATGTCGTGGGTGGTCATGCGGCCTCCTTATGCTGTTGGTCCGCCGAGGAGACGCCATGCGAGCGCAGCCACTGCTGGAACTTGTCCGTTGCCAATGGCGCGGAGGCGGTGAGACCGATGGGCCATCCCATTAGCCACTCGGTCCAATCGGGGTTCAGCGTCCCACCAGTCAGGTCGCCACGGATGTCCGGGTGATTGCCCAGCATCTTCTGCATCTTCGAGCCGGGGCGTCCCGCTGCGTCCTCGTTGGCGCAGGGCGTTGGCCACATCTTGACCGCGGCCGTCAGCGCCGTTCCTCCCTGCGCATATTTTTTCTTTCTGCTCTTCGCGCAATCCGATGTCGGCGTCGGCCACATCTTGTTGCCCGTTGCGTGCTCGGCTGCGATCTGCGTTGCCAAACTCCACTGGCCGCGAGGATGCAATCGCTGCGCCTCCTTGAGTAGTGCCGGGATCGTCGCCGACATCTGGTAGTTCGCCACCGGCGTAGCCCAAGACCCAGATGCGGTCGCGGCGGTGCGGAGCGCCAACGTGGTGCGCTCCCACAATTCCCCAGCGCGCATCATACCCCATTTCGGCAAGGTCACCGAGGACCACGGCAAGTCCTCGCTTAACAAGCAGTGGGCTGTTTTCCACGAAGACGAGGCGCGGTCGAACCTCGCCGACAATGCGCGCCATTTCGGTCCACAGTCCTGACTGCTTGCCGGTGATTCCGGCACCCTTGCCGGCGGCGCTGATGTCTGTACAAGGAAACCCGCCAGAAACGACTTCAGCAATTCCTCGCCACGGTCGTCCGTCAAAGGTTCGCACGTCAGACCAGACGGGAAACGGCTCCAAGCATCCGTCGTTTTGTCGCGCCACAAGAACGCTTGCGGCGTAGGCGTCATATTCGACGGCGCAGACGGTGCGCCATCCGAGCAGCTTGCCGCCGAGTATTCCGCCGCCAGCGCCTGCGAAAAGAGCCAGCTCATTCATTTTCCTCCTGCTGCCATTGCGGCGCCTCAAGCATCTTGTGGATGTTGTTGATGACGGCCGTGACCATCGCTGACGTTTCCCTACGAGAATGCTCGCCAAACTCCTGCGCGAACGCATGGAACTCGTTGCGATGCGCATCCATGAACATCATGAGGATGTCGGCCGTTTGGAAATCGACGGTCTTCATATGTTGCTCCATTCGTGGCCGCAGATCCGATCCGCCTCGTACTCCAAGCGCTTATCCGCTTCCCACTCGGCGTCTTCCTCCGGCGTGCGCGCGGGCCGCGTGCTGTCTTCCGCATCCTCGACCAGGCCTTCAAGCGCCGGATCAAACGGCACGCCGTAGCGCTCGCACTGCTCCTCCGCTTGGTTCCAGATGTCAGCCTCGCGCTGCTCATCGCAGCAACGGTCGTCCGGGTCTCCGAGTTCGTAGCTCATTTCCAGCTCCTCTCGTCCCAGTTAGCCCGCAGCTTCACATAGGTGATCAGCGCCGTGTGCAGCTCGTCAGACGCCGCGGCCATTGCCTTGGGCGAGGTCGTGACGTGAACCAAGTCGGGCATCGCCGCGGCGAGCACCTCGCACATATGGCGCGCCTCATTGCGCTCCTTAATCAGCTTGAGCATCGGCGACTCCAACTGCGGCAGCGAAGCGGCCAGCGCCTCAACCACCGGAATGACGGCATCGGCGGGTCCGAGGCATTCGGGGTCGCCGCACTCGCACAGCGCATCCGGGCGATAGGGTTGGTCAAGCAGGTCGATCATCGGGACCGTCCTTTCCGTTCAATCCAGTCGCAGGCGACCAGCGTGATGACGCAGAGGACGGCGAAGGGAACGAATGGGCCGTCGAGGAGGTAGTTGATCGTTTCGATTAACGTCGGCGTCATATCAGTTTCCTCCGGTGGTGTTGTTCGCGATGAACTTGGCGAGTTGCGTTGCAGGAACCCGGCGCGTGCGTTGCCCAAAGGCAATGCTCGGCAGCCGGCCGTCGATGACCCATTTGCGGGCCGTGGCATAGCTCACCCGGAGGGCGTTGGCCGCATCGCGGATCGTGAGCAGTTGTGGTGTGTCTGTCATAAAATCTGTAGGCATGTGTAGGCACGCAGGGCACGACATTGCGCGGGGCAGGTGAGGGCGATGTCGTGGTGGGCGGGCATCGATTTCGCTAAACATGCCCACACATGCCCACAGGTGCAAGCATTATTTTTCCGGTGGTAGCAATTGACCCCAATTGACAGCCGTTGGCATCCGTTGGAATGTGTTGGCGCTATGAACACCACAAAGAAACCGAAGCGACTTGTCGGCTCACGCCGGTCCGTCTTCGCCAACATCAGCGACCAGGTGCATGCCCGCCTGCAGCGCAGGGCGCCGGCCGCGCACCTCACCGCGGCCAAATACACCGGCGTGGCCCTCGAGTTCTACATGGACCTTGAGGATGCCTTCGGCGGCCCCATGACCGAGCAGTTCCGGTCAATGATCCTGCGCAACGTCGGCGGGATGGCCGCGAAGCTGGAAAAAGCCCTCCAGTAAGTCGCTGATTTACAGAGGGAAGCAACTATTTTGTATTAATGTGCAAATGATGCTTGCAGATGCCAACAGATGCTATAGGATGACTACCGATGACAACACACACCACACGATTCGTTGGTCGTCGCGTTGGCCCGCGCGTCTTTGGGTTTAAAACTCGCCCAATGACCGAAGACCAAAGGAACAAAGCCGAAAAACGCCACGCCTTGATCACTCAATTGGTCGCCGAGCATCCAGAGCTGAACGCTTTGGGGTTTGGCGCTTGGCCGGAATGCTACCAAAAACAGATTCGCGCCTTGCTCTAACGCCATGAAAATTCGCGTCACCTACACGGTCGAAGTGTCTGACATTGAGCGCCGCGGCATTTCTGCCAGATACAAAGGGCACGACCGGCCCTGCACTCGCAAGGAGGCCCAAGATTATTTGCAAGAAGTCGGTGTGTCCGGGCTTGATGACCTAGAAGACGAATTGAATGACTTTCGTTTTCGTAAAACAAAATCATGAAACCCATCACCGCCCGCACGCTCTCCCTAGTCGGCTTCGCCGCCAGCCAGTGGGCCACCGAGCGCCTCAACGGCAGTAAGCACCGGCGCCAATACCGCGAGCTGGTCGCCGCCGGCCTTGCCCTGCATGAGTCCGGCGAGCTATACGCAGCCGCGCCCAAAATGCGCCGAGCGCTCGCCACCATAGCCAAGCACGCCGCTCCCTTGGCCTTGGTGGTGATCCTCGCCGGCTGCGCCGCGGTCGAGCCGGAGGTCCGCCGGCCAACCGCCCGCATGGTGCCCATGAGGATCGCCAGCCAGCCCATCGGCGCCGTGGTCTTTCTCAATGGCGAATACATGGGGCTGACACCGCTGACCATCCCGGTCGAGGCCGACCCGGACGGCGCGTGGCAGCATGACGTACGCATCCAGGTGCAGGTGCCGCAGGACAGCAGCATCGAGGATACCTACACGTCCTACGAGGGCTACGCCGTGCCGCGGCACCTGCTCTTCCGCATCCCGCGCTATGTCCACTGGTATTCCGCCACGCAGCAGCACCGGCCGCAGCTATGACCCGCCACGACTACCTCGCCACCGGCACGTTCCCTTGGGACGGCATCCGCATCGCCGGCCGCCGCTTTGACTCACCGGAGCTGCTCGCCATGATGCGGCGGCAGTGCCTGTGCGCGGACAGCGTGCGTCATGCCTGCGCCGACCTTGATGTGCTGCCATTCGCCGAGGAGGTTGCGGGGATTGAGGCGTATATTTGCCGCAGGGAAGCGGCCTACTGCTGATCCCAGACGCCGGTCAGATCAACCTCAGTGTCATACGTTGCGTAAAATCTGGAGGTCGTGCTGGGACTTTTGTGGCCGAGCATGTGCTGCACCACGCTGATCTTTCCGGTCTCATTGAGCACGTCGCTGCCCGCCTGCCGGCGCAACTCGTAGGCAGCCGACCGCCGATCCGGCAGGAACTCGCGCACCCAGAGGTTGAAGTTGCGCTCCATAAATTTCTCCCGCATGCCCTTGGTGTGCCCGACCACCATAAAGTCGTCGGCCTCCATCAGCTCCGGAACCATCCACGCTGGGACGGCCATGACGCGGCCGCGCTTGGCGCCGGTCTTGAGCGTAAGCTTCTCCTCAGATCGCTCAATAACCACCATGACGTGCCGGTCCCCGCGGTCTTCGATCCAGCCCTTGCGGCAGTAGGCGACCTCCTTGGGCGTCATGCCCAGGTAGCGAGTTAGTAAATACGCGCGCCGCGTGGCGCCGCCGATGGCCTTGCTGCTGGCCTCCATCTTTTTCAGCGTCTCCGGCGGGATGCGGACGAAGGTTGAGACTGGCGCCTTCATGCCCTTGGTCGCCGCGGCAAACTTGGCGATGGAGTCCGGCAGCTCAAAGCCCTCCCAGTCCAAGGGATGGGCGAAGATGGCGCGCGCGGCCGCCATATTGGTCCGCACACTGTAGGCGCTGCCTTGAAACTTCTCCCGATACTTGGCCACCAGCGAAGGCGAGATGACCGAGAGCGGCTTGGCGCGCGCCGCATCGTTGTCGCCGCCGAAGACCGTGCGCAGGATTAGGAGCAGGCAGTTGACATTGGCGTGGCGGCTGGCGATTTTGCTGACCTTCAAATAATGATCAATTGCCTTACCAACCGGGAGCGCTGTGGATCGCATGGCGTGATCTTTAAGGGCCGCGATGCCCTTGACGGCCGTTGCGTTGAGGATGACCTGCGCCTTGGCCTTGGCCATGTCGAGGTTGGCGGTGCCAAGCGAGACCCGTTGCCGCTTGCGGAGGCTTGGGTGGTAGAACTTGAGCTGCCAGCGCGGAGAGGCGCCTGTTGTGTAAATGCGTCCGGTGATACCGCTACTTTTGATCGTGTGCATGCCGCTCTTTCGCACGGCAAAAACAGCGCGTCAAATAGTTTGGCAGAATTTTGGTCGAAACTTTGGCAAAATGTGAGTGCATTCAAATGCAACCAAACGCAATGTCTTGCGCTCTTTTCACAAGAATTTGATAGCTCGCCGGCATAGTTCAGTGGCAGAACACCTGATTTGTAACTAGCCGATTTATCCGGGTTTACTCAGATGCTCTAGTGGGTATGGCCAATAGTTTGGCACTTGTTTTTGCCGCATCAGTTTGGTATAATTGATGGGTAAATTATGGAAGCTGCTGCCCACTCGGGCACCAGCGCGGGAGCAAGCGGGAGGGTGTTTCGGGGTTACCGGACCAAGCGATACAAGGATGGGTCCACGGCCGTTTGCGAGCGCTGGGTTTCGCTCGAGACATATCAAAAGGAGTTGGCGTACAAGCGCGAACACAACCGCGCGTACTACCAGCGCAACAAAGAAAGACTAGTGCCCTACCACGCTCAGTGGAAAAAGGACAATCCCGAGAAGTTCGCCGCGCACCGTCGCACCTACATGCGCACTAACCCGCGCGCTCGGATCGGGAATAGTCTGCGCCGGCGTGTGGCTCGTTTGTTGGGCGCCAGCCAAAGTCGCGGGCGCTACCGCAAGCTGATAGGCTGCTCGCCGCAGGACTTGATGCTTTCCCTTGAGTGTCGCTTTGAGCCTGGCATGACGTGGCAGAACTATGGAAGCGCTTGGCACATCGACCACATTTTGCCGCTGTCTTCCTACGACCTCACCGACCCAGCCCAACAGCGCGAAGCCTTCCACTACACCAACCTCCAGCCGCTCTGGGCGAGCGCCAATATGGCCAAGAGCGACACGGTGGAGGGCGAGGACATCGTGCTAGGGATGCTTGCGGCTTAGGCAAAAAGAAAGGGCCAGCCGTAGCTGACCCTTAGTCTCTTTCCGGGCGTGCCGGATGAGCTATTGTTCTTCCTGCTCAGCGACCACCGCGGCCATCCCGCCAACAAACAGCGCCTGCCCAGCCTTCTTGATACTCTCGCGCATCTGCGGGGTGATGTTGACGCGCCAGATGGGTGTTTCGACAGTTTTGGGAATGGTCTTCGGAACGCGCATGCCAACGCGGCGAAGGGCAGCGACATCATCTTCGGTGGCATCAACGCGCTGCGAAATCTCGCCCTTCTCCACCTGCGCACCCCACTGCTTCACATACTTGCTGATCTCCTTGGGCAAGATCTGGTCGTAGAAGCCCTTCATGCCTTCGCCGCCAACGCGCAAATCAACTCCTGTAAAGTCTGCCTCGTATGGGTCGGCCGTTGTTGCTGCGCGTTGCTTTTGCGTCAGCTTGGCGTCTTTCTCAACCTGGGTCGTTATCTGCTTGATTGCCTTATCGGCAAGCTCCTTGCCTATTGTATCGGCAAGCTCTTGGTCGGTTTTTGCAACGCGCCGCAAGCTATCATTCCCAGATGCTTCAACGTGCCATCCCGCCTGATCGGCTGGGCTTTCGATTTTATGAACGCGAATCCGGTCAAAGTGCTGGCTCAAATCATACCGCGCAGCCTGCGTCTCCCCAGTCGTCCAGCCGATCCACTCCTTGCCGCTTCCAACGGCATCGGCGAGGGCGCGCTTGAACATCTGGACGGGCCAGTCTTTGCGGAAGGGGGCGTCGGGGATGGCTGCGTCTGGCGTTGCGGTGAAGTCGCCGTATCGCGCCCCAGTGTCTTGAATGTCGTTTTTGCTGATACCCTCCTTTGAAGCCTCTGCGCCAATGGCATCCCAGCGCTTTTGTGCCTCTGGCTTGGTAATTTCTCCAAGTTGGACGGGGCGCCATACTTCAAAATAAAACTGTTTGGCGAAGTCGTATTTACGTTGCTCGCCACCCGGATCGCCAGCATACCCCTTTTCACGCCCAGCCTGATGCCGGTCGCTCTGAACCTCCTCCAGAAACAACCCAGGTTTACCCGCCGCATCGGTGCGCTCGTTGAGGCGCATGTGGGCAACGTAGTTCGGGGTGTCGAAGTGTTTTGAGGTATAAACGTCGGGCTGGCCGCGTCCACCAAGACGCTGCGCCTCTTTCATTGCGGCCGCCTTATTGGCGAATCCAAACGCAATGGTCTGACCGTCCTTGTTTTGAATAGTCCACTTCCCTGACTGCGGAGCGCGGCCAGAGTTGTCTTCTGCAAAGGTGTAGCCCAAATCTCTCATTGGCATCGCCAGCACCACCTCCCGATAGTTCTCGCCGCCGGGTAGCTGGTATTGGCCGTAGCGAGTCTGGTTGCCGGTATCGTTGGCGTCACTGCCGAGCTGCTGGTCTTCGTATTCCAGAACGGCGCGCTCGTATTCGGAAAAGTCGCGCGTGCGCTGCGCCTGCCTTTCGAGAGCTTCAATGTCGGCTTGCGTCCACTGCTTGCGGACGCCGCCCATCGTCACCTCCTCCAGCCTCACCGCCCCATCATCCGCCAGATACTTCAGCAACGCATCCTTCGGCACCTTCCCATTGTTCTCCTTGGCCAACCTCTCGGCCGCCTGCAGTGCGCCGGTCCACTTCAACTCTTCGGCTTTGATGCCGTTCTGCGGGTTGGTCAGGATGGCGCGCACTTGGTCAACCGTGGCGGCCTTGCCTTGGATCTTGGCGTCGAGCACTTGGGCGGACTTCATGTAGAAGGGTAGGGCGTCTGCGAGAGCAGCATCCGGCATCGCCTGCCCACGCCTCTGCAACGCCCGCTGCAACTGCGGATCTTCCTCCCGCACGCCGCGGCGCAGCAGCTCTGCGCTGATCGCCTCGTTGCGCCGGAGCAGCTCGCGGGTCTGCGCCGCGCCGCCACGCACCGGACGGCCCTCGCGCATGCCCAGGGTGGACAGGCCGAGGTAGCCTTGGTTCTCCTCGTATTGGCGTTGGAGTTGGTCGGTGGTCAGCGTCTCAACGGCATCCGGCATCCCCTGAGCCTCCCGCGGGATCTGCTGGGGCATGCGGTCTTGCGGCAGGTCGGTGTCTAGGTCTGGTCGCGGAGCCGGGGCATCGGGCATGAAGTTGCCGTTGGCCTTTTGGTAATCAAAGCTAAAGCCTTGGCGGCCGGTGCCAGCGATGTCATCAAAGGTATCAAGGCGCAGCGTCTTGAGTGCGGAACCCTTGCCGCCGAGTCCGGTCAGCGGGTTGGCCGCTCGGTTGGTCTTGGTGCCGATGCCGAGCAAGGCGTTGACGGCGCTGCGACGGGTGTCGCCGATACCGTCTGCTCCAGCGCGTCCGTTGGCATGATTGTCCAGCACGCGGCGGAGGTCGGCCTCGAGCTGCTTGAAGTCCCAATTGATCTCGGCCAGCGAGGGGTCGCGCTGGGCGATGGCCTTCATGGCGCGGTTGCGGAACTGCGTGAGATCTACAACGAAGGCGTTGATGTTGCCGTCCTTGGTCGCTTGCCACTCAACGAACATCACCTCGCGGTTGATGGCTTGGGCGTTGCGCAGGTCGCCCTGCTTGAAGACATCCTTCGACTTGCCCAGCGCAAAGTAGCGCACCTGCATGGTCTCGCCAGCGGTGCCGAGCGCTTCCATGCGGCGGGCGAGCTGCTTGAGAGGCGCCGGGAATCGCGTGAGGTCAAAGCGCGGCGGCAACGTCTTGCCGGCGACAATGCGCTGACCGTCGCGGAAGCGGATGCCAAAGGTCGGGTCGTTCGGCTCCTTGGTGCCGCGGTCAATCATCTCACGCACCTGCTGCTGGCGGGCGCGAATGAACTTGGCGCGGTCGGGGTCGTTCTTTTTATCCCTCAACTTGACGTTGCCGCTCTCGTCGATGAAGGCCAGCTCGTTCTCAAGGCGGCCGTTGCCGTAGTCGCGGAACGTGACGTTTGGGTTGTTCTTCAGATCATTCGGGTTACCGCTGCGCGACAGCGGGGCGCCGACCGGAGCCTCATGCGCCGGGTCGTTGAGCCACTGCTGGTAGGCGCTGACATACTGCCGGATGTTGCGGCGCATGACGGGGTCAGCGGCGAGGATCGGGTTGTCCTTGAAAAGTCTGTCGGGAGGCGCCTGCAGCTTGCCGGTCTGCGGGTCGATGGGCGCACCGGCCGCCGCCAGCGCCCTAGCGTTGGCGCCCAGCACGTTCTCGGCAAAGCCGACCGGATTGAATCCCGCAGGGATGCCGCGGCGAATCTGCGCGTAGTCGATACCGGCCGCGCGGTGCTCCTCAGCGAACACTTCATCGCGCAGCCAGTCAAGGCGGTCGGAGTCGCCGCGGGCCAAGGCGCCTTCGGACAAGTCGTTAAGCACGCTGTCCACGTCGGTCTCGCTCACCTCAATCTTCTGCCCCGGAAACTCCCGCGCATTGCGGTTTGCCACAAAGTTCCGCGCATACTCGCGTGCCATGGCGTCCAGCTTCTCGGGACCGTAGCGCTGGTTGATACTGGCGCGGGCCGAGTTCTTCATCTCCGGCGAGATCGCTGCGCTGGCCAGCAAGGCGTGTCCGTATTCATGCGGAGCCACATCGGTGCGGCGGGCGTCGGCGTTAAGGAAGAGGCGGGCGCGCTGACCTTCCGGTGCATGCAAGAAGTATCCCGCCGTGCCGTTGCCTCCCAGCGCCCGCACATTGGCGTCGTAGTCAAAGCCGTTGAGCGGAACGAAATCTACCGAGTCGCGGTAAAATCCCTGCATGGCGGCCATGCCGGCGAGGTCTTCAAATTTGGTATTGCGCATCAGCGCGTCGATGTCGCCGCCCGCCAGCTCTACGTCGGTCAGCATGCGGCCGGGTTCTTTCATGCTGTAGTAGACCTCGAAGGCCCGATCCGGCGCAGCGCGTCCCAACTCGCCCGCATTGTTCTGCTGAATGTCCACCAGCATGCGCCCGATGTCGCTCACCGCCGCATCGCGCCTGCGCCCGCGGGCACCGGCCACACGACCGACCAATCCGCCGCCCGCACCAAACAGCACGCCGGCACCGTAGATGCCCTCCGCGGTCTGCTCGTCGCCCATCTCGCGGTAGGCTTCGGCAAAGGGGATGTTGACCAGCGGTCCAACCACTGCGCCACGCCCCACGGCACCGGCGGTGCGCGAAGCCTGCACGATCAGCGGGTTGGCTAGGCGCGCTGCCACTTGGCGCACGCGCGGGGAAAACGCCTCGTTCTTGGCGATCCGCGCCGGTGTCGATTCCAGCGGGACGAACTTGCTCGGGTTGACCAGCGCCTCGCGGATCTCCCGCGGCACCGCCGCATTGTTGGCCACGGCCGCCCGCGCCACATCGTCCATACCGTTGGTCGCATCAGCCGACTCGCGCATGATCATCTTGGCCGTTCCCGCCGCGCCCTCGACGCGGCGAAGCACGCCGGAACCCATCTTGTACATCGGATAAAGGCTCATCAGCGTCAGCGCCGTGTTGCGCGCCTCCTCCGGCGCGCCAGACATCACAGTCGCCACGGCACCGGCGCCACCGCCATAGGCTGCCGCCTTGGCGATCTTGGACTGCGTCTTGCGGTCCAGTGCTCCGAAGGTCATCCGCTGCACGGCGCGCGTGAACACGTCCGCACCCTTGTCGATAATGTTGGCGCTGCCGCCCGCCGCCGCCTCAGCCGCACCCAGCGTTTTGGCGCTGAAAAGTTTTCCGAGACGCGCTGCGCCGGTCACTCTGGTCGCGGCAAAGCCTGGCGCCAGGTTCTCCGGTGCCAGCAGGATTTCCGCAGGCAGCGTGAAGCTCTGGTTAGGTTTCACGCCCAGCAGCTTCTCGTCCATGATGTCGAGGTAGGTGCTGCGGATTGCGTTTTCCTTGGCGTAAAGCTGGTAGCGGTGCTCGTCTAGGTCCGCATCAGTCACTGGCACTAGGGTCTTTCCTTCGCCAGCCATCTGGGTCAGCGGAGCCACGCCGCCGAGCGGGGAGTAGACAAACTCGCCGGTCTCCTGCACGCGATAACGCGGCTTGCCCATCGCCAAATTGTTAAGCGCTAGGACCGTCTCGGTCGTGTTCAGTGCCGTGCCCTGGACGCCCGCCTTGGCCGAAGCCGGAGCCTGCAGCGCCGCCTCCAGCATCGGCACGCGCTTGTAGTCACGGTCAAGGGCGCCGGTCTTGATGAGCGCGTTCTCAACGACCGCAGCCAGGTTGCCGCTCTTGTCCAGCGCCATGTTCCAGTCGGCCACGCTCTGCAGAATGCCGCCACCGATGGCCTTGGCCATCTGCCATTTCCCGGGGCGCTTGCCCTGCTCGGCCAGCTTGACCTCCAGCTCGTCCGCTTCCTTGAGCTGCTCCGGCGACAACAAGATGCGCGCATCATACTTGGCGTCCACCGTCCGCTGATCCACCTCTTCGGGCGTCAGCTCTGGCGCGCCATACAGCGCATCGCGCACGTCCAGTTCCTCTGGAGTGTATTCGGCCTTGGTTTCTTGCGGACCGTCGTAATAGCTCATGGCGGCGCCAACGCCGCCCGAGATCACATCATAGACCGGACGCGCTGCCTGCTGGGCCTCGCGCGCGTCCAGTTCCTCTGGTGTGTATTCGTCTTTAGCGGCCGGCGGCATTCGATTGCTGTGGCTGCTGCGGGGCGAGGCGGTAGACCCACTTGCCCTGCTGGTTTTGAGTAAGCGTCATCGTTTGGCCGGTCACTGGATCAATGCGGGTTGGTTTGAGGTTTGGAGGAGGCTGGGAAGGTTGCGGTGCGGCGGCAGCGGGTGCGGCGCCCTGCGCCTGCGGTTGTTGTGGCAGGCCCTGGGAAAGAATCTCGCGCGTGCGCTTGAAGTATTCCCGCCAGACCTGCGGCGGATCGTCGCGGCGCGGGAACATCTCCTCGAGGAACTTGCGCTCGTCGTTGGATAGCGGCTTAACGTATTTGGCCGCCTCCAGCACCTCAGTCTTGGTCGTGAAGCTAAGTTCAAACCGCTTGGCGTAGCGATCCGGGTTGTTCCACTTGTCCCATTCGTTGGCCACAAAGCTGCCAGCCGCAGGGCCGACCAGTTTGTCCAAATCACTGTCCTCGGCGGTGTATTTGTCCATGATGCCGAGGACGCTCTGCACGCGGGCTGCTTGTTGGGCCTGCTCGCGCTGCTTGGCCGGGTCTGAGTCCTTACCCGCCTGCTGCATTGTGATCCGATCCTGTATCTGCCGGTAAGAATCAGCCAGCCCCGCGGCATACTGCGCCGTCACGCGACTCTTGCCGCGCAGGTTGTCGTAGACGTAAGCATTGACCGGCGAAGCGTTGCGATACTCGTCACGCATCTTGTCAGCCTCTGCAGTGTTGCCTGCGGCATACAGCGAAGCGATCTGCTTGATCGGCTGCAAATCCCAATGCACGCCCTTGGTCGGCACAACTGGCTCGGCGCGGCGCACCTCAGTTGACGGCATCGAAGCCGCATCGGCCGCCACCGCTTCCGGCGTGTCGGCTCGCGCGCCGTTCATGTCCTGCATGCCGGCCTCAAAATCCATCATGCCTGGCAGCGGCTCAAACTCCGGCGACGGCTCCTCGCCGGGGTCGGCGGGTGCGGTCGCGGGTGCATTGATTTCCGGCGCGAGGACCGGCGTGCCGTCCTCCTCGTAGCCGATGACCATCATTCCTTTTGGAGGCATAATTAGCGTAGGGATGTAGCGTCGAAATAGTCGCCCTCTTCGGCGCGGGTGTTGGCGTTGTTAATGTTGTTGCGGGTAATGTCGCGCTGAGTTTGGACAATAGGCGCCTGCTCCATCCGCTGCTTGCCAAGCTGCGCATTAGCCATGGCGGGCATCCACGATCCGAAGTTGTCGAGCATCATGCCGGCATCGTAGTCCTCCATATCGGTGAAGGCGCTGAGTTGGTTCTCGTCAAAGCCAAAGGTCTCTCCGGCCATGCCCATGAACTTTTTGAAGTTCTTGCCCTTGGCCTTGGTGCCCTGCATCTGCCCATAAGCCCCAGCCAAACTAACCAAAGCCCCGCCAATATCATTAGCCAGTTGGACCTTCGCCTGCGCATTCATCTGCGCCGAGTTGACAATTCCCTGTCCACGGATCGCTCCGCTCTCATCATTTACGGTTGGGTTGTAAGCAAACATAGTTTTTATTCCTCCAAGATTCCCGCCGCAGCCCGTGCTTCGAGGCACAGTTGTGAACCCGGCACGAAAGCGCGGCAGGCTGCCGGCCGGTGGTTGTAGATTGAGCACGACACGCCGCAGCCGACTTCGCCGGTCAGCGCCACGCAGCGGTTGTTCGTTGTCTTCATCAGTGGGTAGTCGGTGCGCAGCATCCATTGCGGGATGCCAGCAGCGTCAGATCGGTCTCGTCGCAGGACAGGCCAGGACCACTTGTGAGAGCAGCATGCCCCACACCGTTGACAGTCGAATCTTGCCACGTCGGGCGGAAGCCCTGCGCTTCGCTGTGCAAGTCGATGTAGGGTGCCAGATGGCTGATGTTGTTCGTCTCGCATTGATTCTTCGGGCACCAGACGGCGCCTCCGAGGTGCCGGTTCACGCAGTTCCAGCACACCGGATAGTAGTCGCTGTTTGCGCTCTTATCCTTCCGGTGTCGCCACACGCCGTCCGACTTCTCGTATCGGGTGTCGTCATTCGGCACGCCTTCGGCTTCCAAGTAGTTCCACACGTCGGCATCCGACCAGTGGCGCATCGGGTAGAGCTGCGTCGGAATCCCCGCCTGCACCAAAACGTCCTGCGCGAGCGGCACTTGGCCCTTGATGAGATCCACGTCGGCGCTCTTTTGGCCGTGGAAGGCGGCATCCCACGGGAAGTTGAAGGTGCCGGTCGGGCGCTTGAGGCAGTCCAAGCCGCACAGATAGCGTCCGCTGGCCAGCTCCTCCGGCTGCGGTTCTTCGGTGCCGAGGCAGAGCGCCAGCGACTTGGTGCCGATCTGGTAGAGCTTGATGAAGTCAAAGCGCGGAATGCCGGTCTCGATGTCGTAGCCGTCTGTCAGCGCATAGCCGAGAGGCGCGTAGTCATACATTTCAAGATCCCAAGCCTGCGCCAGCATGTCGCTGTAAGCATAGCGATGCCGGAAACGCGGCTCGCGCCACTGGATTACTGGCAGCTTGGCGCCGACCTTGTGGCGGATGAGGTGCAGCATGGCCGTGCTGTCCTTGCCGCCGCTCCAAAGCACAACGGGGCTGGCGCTGGCGTCCAGCCACCGCTCCACCTTCCGGCATGTCTCTTTGACCAGTTGCTCCATAAGTTAGATGGCGATGACGCCGATACCCACCGCAGCGCCCACGCCGGTGCCGATCATGCCCATGGTCGCCGAGTTGTTGGCCGCTCCGGCTTGCATTTGAGCCGAGCGCATGGACGCCCAGTTGTTCAGCGCGGAATTGGCGCGGCTGTCTATCATGTTCGCGTTGAAGCTGCTGATTTTTCCGGCCATACCGAGGGCGTTGCCGTAGGTCTGGCCGATGCCCTGCATCAAGTTGGCCTGCGTGTTGCCGGACGACTGCAAACCTAATCCCATCGCGCGGGCATACGGGTCAACTGATGTCAGCGCTGACGCGCCAGCCAGCCCAAGGTTGGCCGCGTTTCCATACTGAGCGGCCGCTCCCTGCATGAGGTTGCCTCCGAGGGCCGCTTGCTGGGCAGCTTGGTCTCGGCGCTGCATGGTGCCGGTGTTGAATGCTTGGTTGGCGTTCAGCATAAACGCGCGGTTCATTTCCCGCTGGTTCATGTTCGCCGTCTGGTTCGCCGTCTGCGCGTCCATGGCCGCCGCCGCGAGGAACTGGTCGCGGGCTTGGTTGGCCTGCGCGGCTGTCATCCGGTTGGCCACGTTCTGGAACTGCCGGCCGATGTCTTGCTGCTGCACGCCAGCGGCAAACGCCAAGTCTTCCGCCTGACGGGCGCGGGCAAAGCGGTCGCGGTTGAGAAGTTCGGCCGCCGCAGCAGCGCCTCCGGTTCCGAGTCCGCGAGCGCCCATGCCGGCGCGGGCCGCTTGCACGGCGTCACGCTCGGCTTCGGCGGAAAGGCGGCCTGTGCTTTGCGCACGCGCAGCGGCTTGGGCCATAAGAGCATCGCCAATCTGGCCAGCACCGACATTGTCTGCGGCAATTTGGCGGATGGCATTTTGATTTGGCGCCAAGACTTGGTCGGCACGCACGCCCATGGCACCTTGCCCGAGGGCTTGAATGTTTCGCTCGCCTTCGGTCGGCCCGCTGGCCAGATAGTTTTGCAGGGCGAAGTCGCCGATGAGTCCGCCCATGCCAGACAGGCGCTGCCCCTCGGCCTCAAGGTTGCCACGCGAGTCTAAGGCGTCATTGATGGCGCCGGTTGCTCCGGTGGTGTAATCGTTTCGGAGATTGTCGGCCAGACGCGAAACAGTGCCGAGCTGCAACTGCTCAAGCTGCGGATAATACTCAACCTGCGCGGCGAGCTGGTCGCGGTAGCTTTCGCTGGCAGCCTTGTTGGCCTGCGCCATGATTTTACCGTAGTCCAGCGGCTCGGCGTGCTGCACCTGCGGTCTCTTTTGTTTTTTGCCTCCTCCACCTCCCATAATTATAGCCTCACTTTCTTTGCTAATTGCGCCCAGTCGTGGGCTTTGATTTCAAAACTGTTGTGTCGGCACCAAAGCGCCCATTGCTGCGGGCGGCTCGCCACGCGCATAAACTCCCGCACAGGGTTTGCATGCCCAGCA